AACGGTTGGCCGACTGTTAGCCTAACGCACCCTAGAAAACGTTTAGCCTCTTATTACGGTTGTTTGGGTTCCGCAAATTGAAACGCCAATAAATTCTAAGGAGAAGAACAATGGCTTTTACTTCCGCAGCGGGACATGGAAACTTACCAAACGGTAATTTTAGTTCCGTAATATATTCCAAAAAGGTGCAACTTGCATTCCGTAAGTCTACGGTTTGCGGTGACATCACAAACTCTGACTATTTTGGCGAGATTGCTGCTCAAGGCGATACCGTTAAAATTATCAAAGAACCTGAAATCTCAGTTAGTTCTTATGCTCGTGGTACAACAATCACTGCACAAGATCTTGACGATGAAGATTTCTCACTTGTTGTCGATAAAGCAAACTACTTTGCTTTTAAAATTGACGACATTGAAGAAGCTCACTCACATGTAAACTTCATGGACTTGGCTACAAACCGAGCCGCATATCGTCTATCTGATCAGTATGATCAAGAAGTTCTTGGTTACTTGTCAGGTTTTAAACAATCTGCCCTACATGCAAATGCAGGTGCTGTTAACGATCAAGTAAACGGTACTAAAGCAGTAAGCACTGCAGGTTCAGATGAACTGTTGACATCAATGAAACTCCGTAAGGATTCATTCGGCAACATTACAACAACTTCTGCTGGTGATCATTCGATTCCAGTGGCAGCTCGTTTGCCCGGTGCAACAGCACTACCAACTGCAACTGCTTCCCCTGCTATGGTTGTAGCAAGAATGAAGCGTTTGCTTGACCAACAACAAGTTGACAGTCAAGGACGTTGGCTAGTTGTAGATCCAGTATTTATGGAAATTCTAGCAGATGAAGATTCACGCTTCATGAATGCAGATTTCGGTGAGTCTGGTGGACTACGTAACGGTCTTGTCTTGAATAACTTCCACGGCTTCCGTGTATATACTTCAAGCAACTTACCGTCAGTTGGTACAGGATCAGGTACATCCGGTTCTGCAAACCAAAACTCCAACTACGGTGTCATCGTAGGTGGACATGATTCTGCTGTCGCAACTGCGGAGCAAATCAACAAAACTGAAACATATCGTGACACTGACAGCTTTGCTGACATTGTTCGTGGTATGCATCTATATGGCAGAAAGATTCTTCGTCCAGAAGCAATCGTTACTGCCAAATATAACGCAGCGTAAGGGAGGGATAAACAATGGCTTTACGAGACGTAACTCGCATTGAGACCGCTGAGATTGCTCACGGCTCTCTTACTACTAGCTCAACTCACGACATCGGTACGGTTCCAGATAACTGTGTAATCCTTGCTGCTGGTGCTGAGTGTACTGCAGCCGCTACTATTGGTGGTGCTAATGCAGTGAGCTTTGGTGTAACAGGTGGCGACACTGATATGTTGGGAACAGCAGATATCAATGGAGCTAAAACTTTGGGTGCTTCTACTACTACAGTAAACGGCATTACAAATGTTACCACTGCATCAACAACATTTACTGCTCTAACTGCAGGTTCAAATGCACCTTCAGCAGGTTCATTTAAGTTCTTTGTAGTATATGCCCCTATGGGTGGTACAGGAGCAGCTGCTGAAGTAGATCGTGATCTACTAGCATAAAATAACTTTAGGGGCTGCTTTAGGGTGGCCCCTTTAGAACATCTAAATGATACTTAAGGCTAAAAATAAATTATCTGATTGGGATATTAGGATATTTAACATAAGTGAAGTATATTCACAAATGGATGAAGCTGCTTTATTAGATAGAAATTTTTTAGCTGCTATAAAAAAATCATTAGATGATAAAGGTATGCTTTGGCCTCCTATAGTTTGGACACAAAAAACTTTTTTAGTTTATTGTCAAGAGCAACCACACAGGCAAGATCCTAATAAACTTGTAGATACAAATTTAAAGTATCGTTGTGCTATAGGAAACAACAGATTTAATTATGCTAAAGAAAATGGATATACACAAATAGAATGTGTTTATGTTCCAACTTGGCAAGATAAAGATGCAGTATTAGAAACAACTAAGATGGATTACTGCGTAGACTTTTAAACAAAGGGATTCAAACATGGGCATTACAACAGCAATGTGTACAAGTTTTAAATCGGAAGTTCTTGGCGGTGTCCACGATCTGGATACCCATACTTTAAAACTTGCACTAATTAAAAGTGGTGAGTCTGGTACATACGGTGCAGCAACCACTAATTACTCAGATGTTACAGGTAACTCTGATGAAGCTAGTGGTACTAACTATTCTGCAGGTGGACAAAACCTAGATAGTGCTACTATTTCTACAGACGGTACAACTGCAATTGTAGACTTTGCAGATGAAGTATTTTCTAACGTAACATGTTCTGCAGCAGGTTGTATAATATATAATTCCTCTGCATCGAACAAAGCAATATGCGTAATTTCTTTTGGTGGTACTGTAAGTGCTACAGCAGGTGACTTAACAATAGAATTTCCTGCAGCAGCAGCGAGTACAGCCGTAATACGTATTGCCTAATAAATGTCTTTCTATGACTCCTCTGATGCCCTATATGGCACAGGTAGGCATGGCACTGCTAGATACGGTAAAGTATCACCCAATGTAGCCGTATCGGGAGTTAGTGCAACTGGCGCAATAGAAACTGTAAGCGTTGGTGGTTTTGAAATTGACATATCTGAAAACCTACTTAGTGTATCAGCAACAGGTGCAATTGGTTCTGTCGGAGTAGGTAATAGTGCAACACTTACTGGTGTAAGTGCTACAGGTAGCATAAACACAGTAAAAGAAAATGTTGCAGAAGAATTAGGTAGTGTATCTGCTACAGGTGCTGTAGGCACAGTAGAGCCACAAGTAGATGAAGACTTACTTAGTGTATCTGCTACAGGCTCAATAGGTACACTCAAAGTAAATGTAGACGAAAGTTTAGCAAGCGTATCTGCTACAGGTGCAATAGGTACAGTAGAAGCTAAGACCTCTGAAGATTTACTAAGTGTAATAGCTACATTTACAGTAGGTACAATTAAACCTAATGTATCTGAAACACTAGGAACAGTAGTTGGTACATTTGGTATCACTGCAGCAACAGCTAGATCATCTTCTAAAGCAGAGATAGTAGGACTAGAATTAACTGGTTCTATAAATGCACCAGAACCAGTAGTAGACGAATCACTACAAAGTGTATCTGCAACAATATCAGTAGGTAGTATTAATGTAGGTATTACTGAAAAACTAGCAAGTGCATCTGCTTCTGCTGTAGTAAATCTACCTTCAGCAAACGTAGCATCAATACAGTTTGATTATGAAGCGGTTAAACATAGATATAACAAAAGAAGAACTGTTTTACTACCGAGGGTTGCATAATGCCTACCTCACCTTCAGAAAGAACTGTATTAGTAAGACCGCAAAATAGATTAGTTTTTATAGACGCACAAACTACTACCAGTTCTAAAGATAGAACAGTAACAGTAGAAAAACAAAATAGATTTGTATTTATAAAAAGAAAGCCTAGATCAGCAGATCGTGTTGTCTACGCAAATGAGGATTAAAAATGAGTTTTCGTTGGCCGAGCAAAGACCCTGATGAAACGTTAGACTACAGCGTAGACTGGTCAAGATTTCTTGACACAGCTACAATTAACTCCGTAATATGGTTTGTTAAGTCTAATACCTACAATGTAAAAACAAGATTAAATGCAGGGCAAAACTTAACCAATGCTTCTAGCAATGCAGTTACAGACACAATACAAAATGTATCTCAAACAAATACTAATACTGTTGCAACAATAAATATATCTGGTGGATCAAACAATGTAGAGTATACTTTCTTTTGCCAGATGACAGATGATACAGGAAGTACAGCAGAACGTAGTATTAAATTACGATTAAAGGAACGTTAAGATGGCTTATGATTATATTGGAATTATAAATGACATAAACCGTAGACTTAACGAAGTAGAGCTTACAGCAACTAATTTTTCTACAGCAACTGGTGAATATTCTATGATTAAAGATGCAGTTAATTCTGCAATTCGTTTTATTAATCAACATGAATACGAGTGGCCTTTTAACCACGTAGAAGAAACTGAAACATTAACTGCAGGTTTAGTAAGGTATGCATCTCCTACTGATTCTAAAACAATAGATTTTGATAGCTTTCGTATTAAACGAAATGACACACTAGGAAACGAAACTAGAAAACTTCGTTTATTATCTTACGAAGAATATTTAGAAAAATATTCTGATTACGAATATAATACTTCAACTAATGTACGTGCTTTACCAGAGTTTGTTTTTAGAACTCCAGATGATGGATTTGGTATAATAGCTCCACCAGATAAAGCATACGAATTAGTTTATGAATATTATAGATTACCTGTTGATTTGATTAATAGTACTGATGTACCTACAGTGCCAGAACAATTTAGACATGTAATTGTAAATGGTGCAATGCACTTTGCTTATATGTTTAGGGGTGAGTCACAAGAAGCTATGCTTATGCAACAAAAGTTTGAAACTGAAATAAAACAAATGAGAGGTCTGTATATTAATCGTTATGACTATCTTAGATCTACTATTGTAAACAGAAATACAGCCGCTACTACTATTCAGGTCAACTAATAAATGCCTACAAATCGTGAAACATATCCCATTAAGTTTAGTGGTGGGCTTATAACTAATATGAGTCCTTTGCAGCAAGGTATTGAAATGCCCGGTTCTGCACGAATACTAAGAAACTTTGAGCCATCTATTGAAGGTGGATATAAAAGAATACTGGGATATGACAAATACGATTTAGATACAATACCACCTTATGGTATACCTGTAGTGCATGGTGCAAGTCAAACTGGTACAACTTTAAATATTGCAAACATTAGACAAACACCAGAACAAGGTGACAAGTTTAAACTAGTACATGTTACTGCAAACATAAATGGCACATCTACTATTGGTACTGCAAATGGGCCTACTGCCCTTGTTAACGGTGCAGTAACAGCAAGCAACACTATTATTGTAGACACTGTTGCTTCAGGTACTATAGCAAAGGGTCAAACTTTAACAGGCGTAGGTATTCCAAGTAACGTCACAGTGTCTAGTGTTACAGCAGGAGCAACAGGTAATTTTACTGTAGTACTGTCTAGCAATGTAACTGTAGCAGATAACTTATCTTTACAGTTTACTTTTAAAACTACTACTTTTGCAGTAGACGGTGTAGTAGGAACTATACAAACAGGTATGGAAGTTGTTGGCACTGGTATACCAAGAGGCACAACAGTACAGGCTTTTTCATCACCAAATGTTACAATAGGTAGTGCTGCCGATACTTTATCACTAACACTTGCAGATGATACTGCACTAGAGTTTAAAACTGAGTATACTATTGGTGCAAGTATTACTTTTGATGATGATGATAATAGAGCAACAATAGGCATATCACCTGCTCTTACTGCTTCACCTGCTAACGGAGATGAAGTAGAGTTTACAAGTACAACTACAAATCATCTTACAATAGGGTGTGGTGTATTTCTTGACTCAGTTATTGTAGCCAGAAATGAAAGTTTAATTAAAACATCTGGCAGTGGATTTACACTAGTAAATGTACCTGTATACGGAACAGTGCTTGTAAATGCTGGATCACAGACTGGTACTACACTAAACGTAGATGGATTAAGTTCTACCCCACAAATAGGTGATGTATTTAAAATTGCAGGTGTTGATAAAATTTACACCTTAACTGCAACACCAACAGTTAATGATGCAGGGGAGGCAGCTTTAACAATTGATCCTGCTTTAGCTAGTTCTCCTGCAAATAACGCTGCGTTAACTTTTTTAAGTACGTCAAGAGAAAATGCTGGTAAAACTAGATTTTCTAGGTATAACTATACCGGAACAGAAAAAATAGCTATTGTTGATGGTATTAACAAACCTGCAGTATACGATGGATCTTTGTTTACAGCACTTAATAGTGCACCTACAGATGTAAATGCGGCAGAGTTTGTAGTAAATTTTAAAAATCAATTATTTTTTGGTAAAGGTAACTTATTAACTTTTACTGCACCTTTTACAGATAATGACTTTACAGCAGCTAATGGTTCTGGTACAATATCTGTGGGAGCAAACATTACCGGTCTGGTTGTATTTAGACAGCAACTTATTATTTTTACTGAAACATCTATATCTCAGTTGACGGGAAACACAGTAAATGATTTTCAGTTACAGCCAATAACTATAGACATAGGTTGTGTAGATAAAGATACAATACAAGAAGTCGGTGGTGACATAATGTTCCTTGGTCCAGACGGACTACGACTTTTAAGTGGCACAGAAAGAATTGGTGACTTTGGATTAGGTGTTGTATCTAAAACAATACAGAAAGAAGTAACAGACTTTATTACAGCTAATACATCTTTTACCAGTGTAGTTATCCGTAATAAGTCACAATACAGAATATTAGGTTATAATAATAATATTGCTCAAGCTAACGCACAAGGTATACTTGGCACACAGATGGCAGGTCAAGGTGGTGAGGGAATGTCATGGGCAGATATAAGAGGAATAAGAGCATACGTAGCAGATAGTAGGTTTTACCAAAACTCAGAAACAATTGTATTTGCAAATAACGATGGTTATTTATATCAAATGGAAGAGGGTAATAGTTTTGATGGCAGTAATATACAAACAACTTTTGCTACACCTTATATGCCAATTAACGATCCAAGGGTACGTAAAACATTTTATAAGATGTTTTTATATACCGATCCACAGGGTAGTGTTTCGTTTGATGTAAGTTTAAAACTAGACTTTGACCAAAAAAATAGTGTTCAGCCAACACAAATAGACTTTAATAACGCTACAGGAACAGTTGCATTTATGGGTCAGGCTACATACGGATCAACAGCGGTATATAGCTCTAAACTAAAAACACTGTTTGAAACACAAATAATCGGATCAGCATTTGTCGTATCTTTACAGTATACATCAGATAGCGTAGATCCACCATTTTCTTTAGATGCTATAACATTAGAGTACGCTACAAACACGAGAAGGTAAAAACATGGGAACAGGCTACACACGTAACGATACAGCAAATAATATTGCTGATGGTAACGTTATTAACGCTGCAGACTTTGACGGTGAATACGATGCCATCGAAGCTGCATTTAATTCTTCCAGTGGTCACACACATGATGGTACTGCAGCTGAAGGTGGTGCTATTACAGTTATTGGTCCTGCCCAACAACTAGTTGCAACATCTACAGCTATTAACCCTAGTACAAATGCAGGGTTAGATTTAGGTACATCATCACTACAATTTAAAGATTTATATATAGACGGTGTTGCTCACATAGATGGTTTTGTGGGAGACATGACTCTT